TCTTCTCACAGCGACACCAGTGGCAAAAGTGGGATGCAGAAGCTAAGGCTATGCATAAGACATTGCTGGCAGCTAACCTTAACGCAGACTTAAAGGATACTACAGGTAGGTTTAACCTTGGGCGTCCGTCAGGTTATATCAAAGACTTTCAGTCATTGCCTGAAGAGATGAAGACAATCATCCGTAGCGTTAAGCGGGTGCGTGTACTGCTTGGTGTGCTTACTTTAGACAAGCCTACTGATGACATGGGCAATGCTATCAAAGGTCTTGAGGCAGAGATGCCATTCGTAATGGATGTCAAGAACAATGAGTCCATGAAGGCTATGGATGCAGCAATAAACCAGATCATTAATAAGAAGCTTACCCCTGTTGAGCATACTCTTAAGCTAGGCAGTGCTAAGCGTGACCTACCATCTGGTGGTAAGTACGCTATCATTGTACCTGCATTGGGTGAGCAGGTTCCTTATGGCTCAGATGATAGTACTATCCTTCAAGACTTTATTGATTGGATCAAGGGTACTAATGCTTGGATCGAAGGTAAGCACAAGGATGCGTCTATGGGTGCCCTATCAGATGCTGATGCAGAGATGATAGGTTCTATCGTAGAAGTGCGAGAGTTTGAGGGATGATACACCCAGCTGAGCTATCAGTACACGCATACTTGCGGTCAGCTATTAATGGCGAAGCAAGCATGAGTGAAGATATAATACAGCAAGTAGCCACGGATGTGGCTGCTGCACTTAACAAGCAGTTCAATGGTGGGCCACGTGATGAGTTTCGTTTGCGTATGTCCAACATTGGTAGGCCTAGATGCCAGCTTTGGTTTGCTAAGAATTACCCTGAGACTGACGTTCAGAAGCCTACATCATTCATGTTGAACATGTTGATGGGCGATTGGACTGAGGCTATGTTTAAGGGTGTACTACGTGCAGCTGGTGTAGACTTTGGGGACAACGCTAAGGTTACCCTAAAGGTAGGTGATGCTGCTATCAATGGCGAGTATGACATGGTGTTGGACGGTAAGGTAGACGATGTTAAATCAACTACGCCCTACGGTTACGACAACAAGTTTGCTAGTTATGATTCCCTAGCTTACTCTGATGACTTTGGTTATGTATCCCAGCTTATAGGTTATGCTGTGGCTGCAGACAAAGATGTTGGCGGATGGTGGGTGGTCAACAAAGTAAATGGGCAATTTAAATATGTATCAGCTGAGACAGCTAATGTAGAGGAGGTAATGGAGAGTATCAAAGGCACAATCGACTACATCAATAACGATGAACCCTTTGAAAGATGCTTTGAAGCTGAGCCAGAAACGTTCAGGAAAAAAGCAAGCGGCAACATGAAGCTATGTAAGACATGCTCATGGTGTGATCACAAGAAGAAGTGTTGGCCTGAGTTAAAACAATTACCATCTAAGGTTTACTCAGGATCAAAACTACCACCACTAATAGAATATACTTACGTAGAAGGATAAACGTACATGGCCCAAGTTACAATAGACGATATTGAATATAACACAGAAGACTTTACAGATAAAGAAACAGCTTTATTTAAAGAGATCCAGTACAACGCAGTTGTTCAGCAGCATCTGACATATCAATTGCAGTGCGTAACTGCAGTAAGTAACAATGCTACTGGTCAACTTAAGGCTTCTCTAACAACAAGTAGCTCTGCACCAGACGATGCCGCCAGCTAAACGGTATCACGCCAAAGGTAAGTATAGGAGTGGCCTAGAAAAAACTACTGCTCTTATACTTGCTGGGTGCCAAAAGGCTGTACGTTATGAGCAGCTTAAGATAGAGTGGGAAGACTTACGCTATCGCACCTACACGCCTGACTTTCAACTAGACAATGGTATACTAATTGAGACAAAGGGTATATTTGATTCTGAAGATAGAAATAAACATATAGAAGTCCGTAAGCAACACCCTGAGCTAGACATTAGGTTTGTATTTAGTAATGCCAAGGCTAAGCTGTACAAGGGGGCTAAGTCTACATACTCAGAATGGTGTGACAAGCAGGGGTTCCTATGGGCAAACAGAGTTATACCTGAGGCGTGGCTTAAGGAAAAAGGAGATACCATTAAGGTAGATCGCATACCTCTAAAGACAGAGAGAAGGAAGTAACATGCCATATGAACTAGCAGACGATGAAGTTGCTTTTATTATACGCCCAATAAACACTGATGACATTGATGACATGGATGATTGGGATGGTAGTGTAGGTACAGGGATAGCAGTAGGTGATAACTTCTGTTACTCTGATGATGTGCTTCAAGACTTAGTTTACGTAGCTACTCTATGTAGTGCCTTCTTAGATTTGATAGAGAAGGATGATGAAATATTTGATAGAGTATCTGACCACCGCTACGAAATCATGATGAAACAAATTAATAAACATTCTAAGGGAGATAAGCCTTTACAAGACAGCAAGGGTAAGGTAATAAACTTTAACGAGTATACAAAGACAAAGGGTAACGCATGACTAAGTTCGATCCAGTAGATCGCCCTGCCCACTACAACATGGGTGGCCTAGAATGTATTGACTACATCAAGCAAGTAGTAGGACTAGATGGGTTCATTGCTTACTGTCATGGTAACATGATTAAGTATCAACATCGTTATCGTTACAAGCAGAAGCCTGCAGAAGATATGTTGAAAGCTGCATGGTACTTAAATAAAATGAATGAAGCACTAGCGGAGAAACACAAATGACGGTCAAGACTTTTAGCGTCACGTTCTTACTTCACATTGATGAAGATAATAACATATTAGGATCGTATGAAGACGCACATACAGATGACGTTAGTGATCTTGTGACCGACACGTTCTATGATATAGATGACGTTCGTGTACAGAATATTTTAGTAAAGGAAAGAGATTTATGATTACACAAGAAGACATTGATTCTATACAGTACAAGACAAACATAGAGGAGTACGCTGATAAGTTTAACGAAGATGGTATACCTAAGAATGCTTTAGCTGCTTATAGTCAATGGGCTGAAGGCTTAGTACTAACTAAAGGGTACACTAGGCTACTAGAAAACATACTAGGACTTGTTGGAGAAACAGGTGAGGTAGCAGAGAAACTAAAAAAGAGCCTAAGAGATGGTGCTACATTTGATAATGATGGGGTAAAAAAAGAGTTAGGTGACATCTTGTATTACCTTGCAGTTACTGCTAACTGTATAGGTAGTAACTTGCAAGAGATTGCTGAGATTAATATGAAGAAATTAAACAGCCGCAAAGAGCGTGGCGTATTACAGGGATCAGGTGACAACAGATGAGCAACTATCTACCTACAGACTACCAATCATTTATACACAAGTCCCGCTATGCACGATGGCTAGACAAGGAAGGAAGGCGTGAGACTTGGGGCGAGACAGTATCCCGGTACATGGAAAATATTGTATACCCTGTAACAGGCGCAGACTCATACATCAAGGAGATTGAAGAGGCTATCCTATCACTAGAGGTAATGCCTTCTATGCGTAGCCTTATGACAGCTGGACCTGCTGCTGCGAGAGATAACATTAGCATGTACAACTGCTCTTACATTGCAGTAGATAACATCGTAGCCTTTGATGAAGCTATGCATGTTCTCATGTGCGGTACTGGGGTAGGCTTTAGTGTTGAGCGTCAGTACGTTCAGAAGCTACCAGAAGTACCTGATTTGTTTGACAGCGATACTAACATCGTTGTTAAGGACAGCAAAGAGGGTTGGTCAAAGGCTCTACGTCAAGTGATTGCACTACTGTACAGTGGTGAGATACCTACGTGGGACGTGAGTAGAGTACGCCCAGCTGGTGCAAGGCTCAAGACATTTGGAGGTAGGGCATCAGGCCCAGCGCCCTTGATTGACTTGTTTAACTTTACCATTAATACTTTTAAGAGTGCTCAAGGTAGAAAGCTTAGCTCTATTGAATGTCACGACATCATGTGTAAGATTGGTGAGGTAGTGGTTGTGGGTGGAGTACGCCGCAGCGCCATGATTTCATTGAGTAATTTATCTGATGATCGTATGCGTACAGCTAAGTCTGGTGCATGGTGGGACAACAACCCGCATCGTGCCTTGGCTAACAACTCAGTAGCATACTCTGAGAAGCCTGACAGTCTATCATTCATGCGTGAGTGGATGGCTCTGGTTGAGTCAGGCTCAGGTGAGCGTGGTATCTTCAACCGTGAGGCTGCTAAGAATCAGGCAGCTAAAAATGGTAGGCGTGATGCAACCTATGACTTTGGCACAAACCCTTGCAGTGAGATCATATTACGATCAGGGCAAGTATGTAATTTAACGGAGTGTGTAGTACGTGCGACAGATAATATTGAATCACTTGAAAAGAAAGTACGAATTGCTACGATCTTGGGTACTATCCAATCTACCTACACAAAGTTCCCCTATCTGCGAAAGATGTGGCAGCGAAATACAGAAGAAGAACGACTGCTGGGTGTGTCTCTCACAGGGATAATGGATAACCCTTTACTTACAACTAGAAACTCTGGCTTGGAAAAAACTTTGGGGCACTTAAAAGATGTTGCTATTAATACTAATATTGAGTGGGCTGAGCGCCTTGGCATCCCTGTCTCTACTGCTATCACATGTGTTAAACCTTCAGGCACGGTATCACAACTGGTTGATTCCGCCTCTGGTATTCACTCTCGCCACTCACCCTATTATATTCGTACTGTACGTGGCGATAACAAAGACCCTCTGACACAGTTTATGAAGGACCAGAAGATACCTAGTGCGCCAGACGTAATGAAGCCAGACCAGACTACAGTGTTTAGCTTCCCTCAGAAGGCACCTGATGGCGCAGTGTGTACCAAAGATACTACAGCTATTGAGCAGCTAGAGATGTGGCTCATGTATCAACGGCATTGGTGCGAACATAAGCCTAGCGTAACTATAAACGTTCGCTCTGATGAATGGTTTGAAGTAGGTGCTTTTGTATATAAGTACTTTGATGAAATGTCTGGTGTATCTTTCTTGCCCTTCAATGAGCATACATACCAGCAAGCGCCTTACCAAGACTGTGGTAAGCATGACTACCACGAACTGCTATCCCTTATGCCTAAGAAGATTAACTGGGAAGACTTAGCAAACTATGAGAAGGAAGACAACACTGCAGGAAGTCAGACACTAGCGTGCTCTGGTGACTCCTGTGAAATCGTAGACTTAATATAAAGGAAATATAACATGACTTTTTTATCGGCACTTATCGTAATACCCGTGATGACAATATTTACGGGATCTGTTCTTACAGAAATTGTAGTACCTGTTATTTCTTACGTAGTTAACCTATAGGAAAACCCTTTGAAACTAGAACAAGAAGCACAGAAACACCTAGATAGAAAGAGGTGCGTGTTTGATGAAGGTCTAATGGATCACTTTACTTGGACAGAAGAGTTCATCGACTCTAACCTCTGGCAGAGTGAGGAGCTAGAGATAGCTAAGCAACACCTTACTACTGCCCTGCTATGGGCTAGTCGTTCTGCAGAGAAACACGGACTTAAGTAAAACTAGAAAGGGCGGCTTCGTGCCGCCCCTCTTTTTGTCTAACCCCCGAAGCGAGAAGATTCTACTAAGTCCTTTGTTTCTTCTTTCTTTAACTCTAGATAGTTAATCAAGAAATCTAATTGATTTTCATCTAAGTCTGTTATTTCCATGTCTAAGTCTAGCTGTAATAATGCTTTATCAACATCGTCTTTAGATACATTTCTACCACCATTGGACAACTCATATAACTTAAGAGTTCTGCTGTCATTAGGGTCAACACTTCTCTCAAGGACTTCCATGGTAGATGTCTTGGACCGTGAAAGAACATCACCCAACATCTTAGTACGATCTTTTACATTGCTATTCTTCCATGCAGGACTGTTAATAGCTATCTCTGCTTCACTCTCTAGGAACTGTACAACATGCCTGTTAATGTCATTACGCACCTCAGGTATGAAAGACTTTATACCAGTGCGCCACTGAGGTTTACCTACCTCATTAAACATACGCTGAATAGCTGTCTGCCCCGGAACCTCACGGTAGCCAAAGATCCTACCTATAGGTGCCATAGCTGCCTCATTAGATAGGGCATTACGCTTCTCTGGCGCTAACTCTAGACCGCTTAGTCCTGTAAATATTTGATCTACATAACGAGCAGACTTGTTTACAAACTCTGACCCTTGCTTACGATCAATAGGTATATAGTCTTCGCCTCTGCTTAGAGCTATAATCTGATTGACAGGATCAAGAGGTCTTGAGTACGCACTAATGTACATAGCACCTGTATCCTGTACAATTTTAATTACACCATCTACAGCAGCAACGTCTTCGCCTGTTACTATGTCAGCGAATAGATCAAATGAAAACTTAGCTGTATCATTTAACTGTCGTGTAAGACCTTTCGGACCAAATACAGTTACAACTTCACGCCAAACCTCTGGTGGTATTACGCCATCTCTAACTATGTGAGCACCCATACGGCCCATAGCTTTATAGTAGCTGTATGGGAAGTCATACATGCGGTTACGTATCGCACCATCACTGCCTCGCTCATCAAATAAAGCTAAGCCTTCTTTCAAGTTATCCATTTCACGTGCAGTTGTAACACCAATAAAGCCAAGACCTACAGCAGACTTAGTGAGTAATTCCATAGGATCACGAGTGCTACCCGTTGCATACTTATGTACCAAGCTAATTAGTGTGTGATCAAACACATGACCTAGTGTGTTGTTAAAGAATTGCCCAAAGGGAATCATTGCACCTATAAACGGAGTCTTGCGTAAGTCTTCTATAGGACGTGCAATTACTTCAAGGCCCTTTGATGCTCTCATTCGGTCACCACCAAACGACTTAGCATACACGTTACGTAGTGCATCTTCTACAGCAGCAGCCTGTACAGCAACGTATTGGTCACCCTTCATTGCCTTATACAGAGGCAGGCCGTTGATAGGGTCAATGCCTGTAGTGCCCTTCTCTAAAAACTCTGCATAAGATACACCATAGTTTAAGCGTATCTGTTTATCTAAGGCGTACATGAACTCTTGAGACTTAGTGAACATGTCCTGTGCCTTAACACCGTAGACAGTCTGAGCAAAATCCATAACCTTCTCTGCCCCACCGGGCTTATTCATGTCGTTTATATCAACGCCTAAGTTTTTGTATACGTCATCAAGCTCAATGCCACCTGACATGTATCGGAATAGTTCCTTCTGAGACTTAGGGTTAGCTGCAAGGAAAGAGAACGCCGCCTGCTGTGTAGCATAGGGGCTTACTAAGTTCGTAGCCTTCTGACGTTGCAGGGTAAACATGAGCTTAGACTTTTTAGCAAACTCTACAGCATTAGTATTCCGACCAATAGCCATCTCGCCCAGCGCACGACCTCCGTACAGTGCACCTCGTATAGTATCTCCTACAGATTGCATAGCTGTGGCGTTAGCCCAACCAACAATGTTTAGTGCAGTTGTACCGGGGTGTGTAATCAACATGCGGATCAGGTTCTGCTGCATAGTCTCAGCACCTTTACCTATAGCACGTCTTGCTGCCTCTACTGTTGATTTTGTAGGAGCATCTAGAATATCTTCAATAACTTCATTGTATTTATCTTTAGCAGGCCCCGCCTTAGCTAGTTTCAAGTCACGCTTAAGATTAGAGAGTGTGTTACCTGTGCGGCCCCAGTTACTAGCCAAACTAGAAAGTACAAGTAAACCATCATCTAGGTTTTTACCTTGAAACTCTGGTAGTTTTTGCATAGTAAGCTCATACAATTTACTAACTTCAGACCTTGGCCCTGCAGGTAGGGCAGTAATAGTTTCTGTTATAAAGTCTGTAAAGTTTTCAAAGAGGTCATCTTCATTAGATAACTTAATACCAAAGTCATCAAAGATATTCTTTAGTCCTTTGAAGCTAACATTACCATCGTCTATACCATGAAAGAATGCACCAAGAAGATCATCTCTACGAGGATCAGGCGTTGCTTCGTCTGAACTACGGGTGAGCGCATCTCCTAATTCTACTTTCTTTGCCCATCTAGCTGCATTAGTAGTACTCTTATTCAAAGCTTTTGTAAGATCCTTAAAGTTAAGTGCCTTAAGTGCAGCTTTGTTACTCTTCTTACGCTCCTTAGCAATCAGAGCATCAACTGCAGCCTCTGTTGAGATAGCATTGTCATGCGCTTGCATAAATAGTGGCAGGGTTGATTGACTGTGAGGTGCCTTGTTAAGCAGGTTAAGTCCGTAGGCTAGTGAACCACCAAACACACCAGTAACACCCGTAAGACCACCCTGTAGTACGCTGTAGTTATCCTGTACGCCAGACTGCATCAATGCTTTTTGATACACAACATCAACCGTGACAGCAGCAGCACTATCAAAGGCAGCTGTAGCCATTATCTCTCTACGTCCTAAGGCCTTAAGTTCTTTTTCAAACGCACCCTTAACAACTCTTCCGCCTTTAACTTTTGCACCCTTACTAAGGCCAGTAATAGTTTCGCCTCTAATGATTTGACCAATTACTCTTTGCTCAATTATATTAGCTTCTACTTGCATAGCTTTAGTGAGTACACCCTCTGCCCCCTTCTTACCTAAGCCCTTCTTAATTGCTGAATCTTTAACGAGCTTCTTCACTGTCTCCTTAGCAAGTTGCGCTGCAATCTTAGTAGCACCACCCGTGATAAGTTTACCAAAGCCTAGAGATACAAGGTTAATGGGATCTACGATAAGAGCACGAGCATAGTCACCTACAGCGTCAGCCTTCTGACCAAGTGTATACTCTTCAGAGAAGGCACCCTTCATGTTATCAAAGAGTGTATATGCCTGACCAGCTGACATCTTCTTAACTTCATCGTCTGTGCTAAGATAGGCCAACTCTGTTGCTGTTGTTACAGACTGACCAAAGTTAAACTTACGCATGTGATTAACATAGGAATCCACAATCTTCTGACGCCCATGCCTACTTTCTTCCATGCCAAAACGTTGATCCATGTACTGTCCAACTACAGCAAAGTTTCTGTCAGTCATCAGGTCATTGATAGTCTCAGCATCTGGCAAAGCATTCAAAGTTTCTCTTGTAATAGTTTCTTTGTCAGTAGGTTGCCCAATAGCAGAAAATTCAAATTCATTCTGGCTATCAGTTACAGGTACGCCAATGTCTTTAAATCCATAGTTATCTACATCCTCATCTACAGAAGCGCCAATGTCTTTAAATGCATAATTACCCATTAAGCTTACCTCGATTTCTTGACTGTATTAACTTTGCCAATAGGGCCAGCACCTGATTGATCTACTGTAT